AACCAGAAGGGCTGCGGTGGGGAGCGTGTCGGTGCGGTTGGAGCCAGCGGGGTCGCGCGCGAGAATGCCATTGAGAAGCATGGCAGAGGTGATAGTGAGGTTGCCTGCGGTCGCGTCCGTGGTCGGAGCGGGACGGGCGGTGAGCATCACCTGATTGGAAGCGCCCGTGCTGTCGACTGCGCCAATGAAGCCATTGGTCGAAACAACGGGACCGGAGAAATGCGTAGCGGCCATGATCATTCACCTTTCAGGATTTTACCGTGGCTCGAAGCCTGCGGCGATCAGTGGATAAGAAGAAAGGGGCCGGTTTCCCGGCCCCCGTATGGGTTAGGCACCTGCCGAACCGTAGATCGCCAGCGGGTCGGACCAGCCGAACGAATAACGTTCGCGGCTCTTGTAGCGGGCGTTGCCGGTGTCGAAGTCGGTGTCCATCGCGGTCTTGAGCGGAGCACGAACGAAGTGCTTCAGACCGTTGGGAACGTCCGTCATCAGGAACCACGCATCCGGGTCGGTGAGCCAGTGGTTGACAGTGTAACCACCAGACAGCGAGCCCATGCTCTTCATCGCGTTGATATCGTTGTCCGCCGTACCAACACGCTTTTCAGTCATGAGGATACGGGTCGCTTCGAACTCAAGGTTGCGAGGAATGAGCAGTTTGCTCGGGCGTGCCGCGATCAGGAGGCCACGGTCATCCGTCCAGCCGCCGATATCGATGATCGCGTTTTCAAGCGCGGTCTCATTGAGATCGGATGCCACCGAAGGGATGTTGGAGTTGGTGCCGCCGCCGACCAAGGGGTGGGCGTTCGAGCAGAGCGCAACACCGTCACCGCCCAGATACGAGCCGGAGAAAGCGTTGTTGATGATCGAAGCTGCCTTGACCTGCTTGGTGTAGGCCATCGCACGGGCCAGCGCCTTGGTGTAGCGAGCCGAAAGCTGATCGTAGAGATTGTCTTCGATTGCTTCTTCGGTGATCGCGAAACCCATGGCAATGGTTTCGTGCGTATAGCGGGAGGTGAAGCTTTCCTGCGCAGTGTCGTAGGAAATCGCCTGACCTTCCAGCTTGGTCGGGGCTGCGCCGAAACCGCTGATCTTCTGCTCTTCTTCGAACGAACGGTCGGAGGTCTCCGTGGAGAAGATCGCCGAGTGCTCTTCCGGATAGCGAGCATATTCCAGACCGAACAGCTTGTTCAGACCGGGCAGCAGTTCCTTGAAGAGTTGGGCTCTTGAAATAGCCATCTAAAAGCCCCCTATCAGGATGCCGCGTTACCGGTGGTCGACCGGCTAACGTGGGTGTTGAAGCGGACAAGCACATCCGTGTAGGCATCACCCATCACCGAGAAGCCGGGGATGTTGATGAAGCCGACGATGCGAACCGGCAGGGTTGCCGTTGCAGCGATGGTGCCTGCGTTGAGGGATACACCCGAACGACCCAAGGTCAGGCTGCCCGAACCCTGAACCAGAGCAGCGTTGGTGTTCAACGCATTCTGGCCGAGAGTGCCGTTTGCCTGAATTTGGAAGATCGCGTCCGGATCATCCAGAACATAGCCCATGGCGTCCGACGCTACGGTCGAAGCGGCCCACTGAGCCTTGTTGACGAAACCGAAAGAACCGTCGGTATAGGCACAGCCCATAAAGACGCCAATCGGGGTGCAGGCCGTCGTGCCAGTGTCCTTTTCAAGGGTGCCACCAACAGCCAGCTTCACGACGTCTCCAACCTTGAGATCGGTGGCATAGCCAGACGCGATCTTGTACTGATTGAAGCCGTGACGCTGATTGGTTTCACCAAGGCGCTTGGCAAGACGAAGGCCATATGGCGTCGCAGTAGATGCCATCTTAGTCTCCGAAATTTGGGGGAAGGGAAGAGAGGTTATTCCTCTCCGAAGGATGTGCGCGTGCGACGCTCAGGCTTGAGCTTCGGCATGCGATGGTCACTCTCGCGCATGTAGTCTTGATCTACTGCGTTCATCTGCGTTTGCGCCACGCCCTCATAATGGGCCTGACGTTGTTTGACCGTTTCGGTATCATTGCGGCAAAGCAAGAGACCACCGATCTCAACCCCGTCCGAGAAACGGGAGCCAATATCAGACTGGGCATGAAGCTCAGGATGATCCTTGGCATTGACTGGAACCCAGCCCTCGCGGAAGCGCTTGGACACATTCTGGGTATCGGCGTTGCCGCGCGAACCCACCCTGATCCAGCGATAGGAGACCCCGTCCTGCTTGTCCGGGGTCGGAAGGAGAGACGCGGGTTTCCAAGCTGTCTTGCGCTTGTTCGCATCGCGTGTTTCGAGGTTACGATTTACCATGGACCCACTCTCCTTGCGTACGGCTCTCAGCCGCAACTTGGCTTGCGTACTGTTCGGGCGTCAGTCCCAGACGTCGGGCGAGTTTCACCTGACTTTCCGAGAGCACCACGCGAGTACGGGAACCTCCACCATTGACACTCTGGCGTGACGGCGGAGCGACGACACTTTCCCTGCGGCGCGCTGTCTGCTGCTGCTGCTGGGAATTCTGGAACTTCTCAGGGAAGCGCTTGCGCACCTCACTGTCGATCTGGTTGTAGTAGTCGTCCGACTGCGGATCGACACCTTCTGCAACCAGCTTCTTATGCGTTGCCATTGCGACATAGGTCATGACCTCGTCACGCTGGAACCACGGATTGCGCTCTGTCCATTCGAGCGCACGCGGATCAGGCGCAGGAGCCGAGGGCGGCGGACGGTAGAGCCGTTCGACCTCTTCCTCGTTCATGCGCGGCAGGGGCCGGGCCTGATGGGCTTCGGCCTGTACCAGCTTGGCATTGGCCTTGGAGATCAGGTCCTGCGCGGCCAGCACGCCGTTGACGTCACCGGCCTCATGCGCTTCACGATAGGCGGCTTTTGCCTTCTCGATCTCGCCCTGAAGCCGACCGGTATGTTCCGAAATCAGAACCTTCTCGCCGCCCTCAACCATCTCTTTAAGCTGGTTGTTCTCGCGGACCAGAGCTTTGAGCCGTTCGGCAGCTTCGTTAAGCTGGCGTTCGCGGTCTTCCTTGGCCCGGCGCTCCGCATGGAAGCGCGCGGTTTCCTTCTTGATGCGTTCCTGCACCCGCTTGGAGTAGGAGGTCGCTTCGTCATCCGCGCCGGGGTCGGCGTCAGTGGGCAAATCGTCCGCTGTCGGACGGCCACGGTCTGCCGGAGGGGCGTCAGGCTGGACGACGATTTCGATCTCGTCTTCCTTGGGGCCATCTTTGAGAGCCTGCGGCGGATCGGGAAGATCAGCGCCTAGTCCCAGTCCCTCGACCACCTCGCCATCATCAAAGTCGCTATCGATCAACGTGCTCATCAGGCCCTCACGATTTTGCGGGGATCATCGACAACACCTTCCACGGTATCGTCATTGATCAGCCGGAATTCTTGGCCGTCGATCTTGATGCGCGTGCCGGAATAAGCACGAAAGACGACCCAGTCGCCCACCGTGCACCATGGCCCGGAGGGATACTTGTCTTGATCCAGATAGGCATCGGGACCGAGACGCATGACGCAACCAACGATGGATGCGGTCTGCTCCTTGTCCTTCAGACTGTCTGGCAGATAGATGCTGCCGATCTTGTCATCCCGAGGCGGGATGGCGATCAGGATGCGGTAGCCTGCCGGAACGGGCAGGGCCTCTTCGTTCACGTCTACGGGTAGGGACATTCGTAGCTCTCTATAAGCAAAAACCCCGCGCGTTGCCGTGCGGGGTTGATGAGTTTAACGATCTCGGGACGAATAACCGTTGATGGTAATATAGTTGGCCTATTGACTATCCGTCAAATCAGGTCCCGTCCTCTTCGTCCGGGTCGAGAATTTTATCAAGTTCATCAATAATTTCCCGGTATGCGTAGTACATGCCGCGAATGCGACTGTACTCTTCCATGTTACTTATCCGCCCCTCCAGAAGGTGGCTGGCGTGACTGTCTCTGGTTACGCGCAATTTCGAGATCACGCTCTCGATCCTTGTCATTTTCTATCGCCTCATAGTACATGCGTTCACGTTCCAAGGCTTCCTCCCGGAGACCTCCAGTAATCTCCTTGAAATCAGCCCGCATATCTTCCTGTATTTTGTTGCCAAGGTCGATACCCTGCTGGCGTTCTTCCGCTTCCAATTGAGCGCCGAAGGTCACGAGGTCGGCACCGATCTTGGCGGCGGCGCGGGCTTCCTCGCTCTCGATACGGCGCAGGTCCAACTGTTCCTTGGACAAGGTCTGGCCGATCTTGATGATATCGGCGGTTGCGTCCTTCGCCTTCTGATGAACGAGTTGGGCTTCCTTGAGCGCGACCTCGCGTTCGCGAAGCTGGAAGACCGGGTCCTTGGCGATCTCTTCGGCCTGCTTGGCTTGGGCTTCGGCGATATGCTGGTCCTTGAGACGCTGCGATGCTTCGGCCACCATGCGCGACAGGCGGTTTTCGATCTCGGGCGGAAGCTCTTCGCCCAGCGGCGGAAGCTCGACACCCATGGTCTTCTGGATTTCCTGCCGGTACTTGTGCGCCATATGCTCGGCCATATGGGCTTCCATCTGGCTCTGGAGCTTGATCGCATTCGGCGACTGCCCGACCATCTCCATGATCGACGGATCGGTCATCCCGGAAAAGTGCGACTTGATGTGGGCATCGTGATCTTGATCCGGGTAGACCTTGATCGGCTGTTGCGTGAGCACCCGCATGTTTTCTTGGACGGGGTCCAGTCGCGGCGGTTCTTCATCCAGCGGAAGAATGCGTTCATCATTTTTGATATTGATCGCCTGTAGGGCTGCGCGATGCAGTTCCTTCATGTTGTAGAGTTCGGGGGCTTGGGATGCGAGTTGCATCACGGCCTGCATCTGGACGATACGCTGGGCCTGCGTGGCCGCGTTCGGATCGGATACCGGGATGATATCGACACGGGCATCGAAGTCGGCGCGACGGTCGAACTCTTGCTTGTCATCCCAGTCATATTGCGGCGGCATATAGTCGGC